ACCTTCGTAACGTTAGCATCATTATTCGCTACGGTGGTGACGTCTCCATCAATCGCTGCGACCAGCGTTACATCCCCGTCAATGGCTGCGACTAAGTTAATGTTCGTCGTGTTGTCCGCGACTATCGTTACGTTAGCGTCGTTATCCGCTACGGTTGTCACATTGCCGTCAATGTTTGCGACCTTCGTAACATTAGTGTCATTAGCCCCAACGATGTTGACGTTGTCAATGTTGTTAGCTACAACCTCAATTTCGGAAACAGCCTCATTCAAGTCGTTAGCAGCGGTGATGACCTTGTCAATATCCGCAGCGACTGTGTTAACGCTGGCGATGTTGTCCGCGACGATGGTCACGTTGGCGTCGTTGTCCGCAACCGTAGTTACCTTATCGTCAATAGCGGCTACTAAGTTAATATTCGTTGTATTGTCCGCGACAATCGTCACATTGCTGTCGTTGTCAGCAACCGTAGTTACCTTGTCGTCAATACCGGCTACTGTGGTGATGTTTGCCTCGTTACCTGCAACGGCTACGACCTCACTGTCGATCCCCGCGACGGTAATGACTTCGCTGGCAATACCTGCCACCGTAACAATCATGTCATCGGCGCCCACAATTCGCTTCCACGAAACGCCGTCGTAGCCTTCAAACTGACCGATGTCGGTGTTAAAACGCAGATATCCAGAATCTGGCGTGACGCCGCGCTCCGCGGTTGTGCCTTTGGGTATCAGCGCAGACCCGTCCACCTCGTGGCGTCGGACCACTTGGTTAAACATATGTTCAATGCCCGCCGCGTTCATGCGCAGGGCGATAGGTACGCCAGCTAGCCAACTCTGCGCCGTAGTGCCATCTTGCCCACGCACGACCGTTAGTGTGTCGCCGACGCGCTCAGTAACCTTAACAATCTCGCGGTCGAGAGAAGCGTTTTCGATGGTTAGGTAGAAGAAATCCCCTACCGTAACGATCGTCGGAAAACGATCTCCGTGCCCGGACTCTACGGCAATTGTGGTGACTGTGTCGTCGATGCCGGTGGCAAGCGAAGAATAAGCGAAGTTTGTAAATTTAATATCGGCCATTTAGTACCTCAAGCAAACGGAAGCATAGCGACTGACAAATCGTCTGCGTTAAACCCTCGCTGCGCGCGGTCACGCGCGGCGGCCAGTAGCTGAGTCCAGTGCCTGCCGTGTAGCGCGGCCACCTTAGCGTCGCTCCAGCTGCGGTTGGGGGTAAGCATTAACTCATACAGGGTGCCATGAAAAATAACGCGCGAAAATTCGTTGTACAGCGCGGAGTCCCACACAGTTGCGTCGGGAGCGGGGCGAAGATACCCGCGCAGGTACAGCGTACCAGCCACGTCGGGCACGGGGGCGAGCATTACTTCTCCTAGCGTAGCCCACGTCATCACCTGTGGCGTGTTATTAACGCCAGTGGGCCAGCTGGGAAATTGCCGCTTGACAGCCTCCAGCGGCTCCCACGACAACTCGGTCTTGGCGCCGCCAATAACAACATGCCCAGACACTACATCGGTGCAGACCGCGTATGTCTCGACGGGTTGTAGTGCGTAGTTAACCTGCCCGGGAACCAAAGTTATCGGTCTAAAGTCGCTAACCCAGACCTTAGCCCGCTGGCACATATCAACAACAACCTTGCGGATTGTGTGCGCGATCATGGGCTGGGGGCAGCCGGGGAGGTGAACAGACACATCATCGACCATGTCGTCGAATGATGTTGTAGAGCTGACAAGCGGTGTTAATACGATTGGCATGTCCGCTCCTTATTGGTTGACCTGCGCTACCGTAAGGATAACAGAAGGTATAGCTGGACAGAAGGTTTCCGCGCTCACGGCGTCCAAATAAACGCTAGTGCTGTCTGCAGCCCACACAAGCTCAAAGTAGTCCGTGTTGCTCATCGGCAAGACGAAATTCCACGACGGCACGACTTCAGAACCACTGCCAGCTATAGAAACCTTGGTGGCGGAGTTAGCGACATCAATACCGCTCACGCGCGGCCATATCCAAGCGTACCCCACATTCGCGCTGCTTTTAGCGAGTTGGATGCTGAACTGAAAGTTATACAACCCCGCGCGAAGCGGTGTGACGCGTGTACCGGATACTAGCGAGACGCCGCTAGCCGTGTCTGTGGAGTTGTAAGTAACAACTTGTGGCGTCAGCGCGGTGGGCACAGTCTGGTCAACCGAACTAGAAAACACCCCGTAGTGCAGGTGGTCCTTAATTTGCGGGCGTACCAGCAACACCCCGTCGGAGGCGTGGACAACAAGCACAGCGGCGACAACAACCGCTGTGTATGGAACGGTCGGACGGACTTTAGTTAGCCGCCCCAGCATGGTGGGGTGGGTGTACAGCAAGTCGCCGACGGCCCAAGTTTCGCCGACGGCTGCGCCTGTAGTGTCAAGGCTACGAACCTTGCCGAATGTGGTGACACGCCCGGTGGACCCACTGGCGATGGTTTGCGTAACAACTCCAATGGTCAGCGCGGGATCATAATCTTCACCTGCGTCGACAAGTCTAAGCAGCGGTGTAGACGTCGCTGGATCAACACCGGCAAACCCCACAATCTGCCCAGAGGTCACTGTGGAACCCGTGCTGTTCTTGCTGGTGATGAAAGTCTCTTCAAACATCTGCCCCACCACACCCGCACCGAGACCGACATCTAGCGTAGCTTCCGCGCTGTTCAGGCGAATTTCGCCCAGCGCGATGTCGCCAGTAGCGCCGGAGGCTAGCGCAACGGAAGTAAACCTCCCCGTGCTAGCTGCAGTCGCACCAATGGTCGTGCTGTTGATGGTCGACCCAGTAATAACAACGTTGGGCAGTGCGCTAATAACGTCATTCGCGGGGTCTTCCAACAAGATATCTGCTACGGTAAACGGGCTGTAGCCCGCCTTAGTTACCACTAGATCATAGCGGCCATCTGCGGCGTAGAACTCGATGAGCCCCGTAGCGCTGCTAGTAATCGGGTTGGCTGCGGCTGATACGCCGTTATCAGAGTAGATAGCCGCCAGTGTGCCGGTGCCAGCTAACTGCACAGAGACAGACGCCCCCGACAAAGGTATTAGCGTACCTTGAAACGCGGTCGTGATGGTGTCGATGTATTTTTGCATGCTTAACCTTGGCGTGATCTGTTGGTTGCCGATTGCGTAGAACCGCCGCCACTTTCAGAGTCGGTAATCCCACGCGCAAGGAGGCTTGCGCCCAGCGCGGTAGTGTAAGATTCTTGGAACATCTTAGCTCGGCTAGTCTCTACGTGCTCCGCGTCCAGCGACTCCATCAACCAACAGACGCCGTCAAGCACCACGGGCTGGTAGGCATCTTGTATGTTAATAGTGTCCGCTAGTGCGTAGGTAGGTAGGCTGCGCGCGTACATAATAGTAAGCATCTCCGACCCTGCGGAGGGCGGATACACGTAGAACCGGTTGGGGTCGCGCGGCAGCCGCATCCAGCTCTTGGTAGCTCCAACAGACGAACTCGCCCAGCGAGGAAACATCATATCAAGAGCTTCTTGGTCCACTTCCTTGGGGATTTCGCCAGAGCCGTTCTGGGACACATCCATAAGCCGAACGGAGTCGGCTGGGCAAGTCTGTAGCGAACCAGCTACTGTCATCATAGTGGTGACGTGCGTAAATAGGTCGGGGCGCACCACAACCATGCGGCGCAGTATCTGATTGACTTTGCGCACGATAAAATCGTCGCTGTATCGGTATGGCACAGTTTCATCGAGCAAAAGCTCGCGAGCTTCGGTGACTATATCAGCGACGGTAAAACTCATGGTAGTCCTCTGGACGCCTCTTCCCGCAGGTCAGACTCGTCAAAAACAATGTCGTTAGCAATCGGCTTCTTTTTGGTTGCTTTTGCTACCTTAGCCGCTGGTGCGGGCGCGCGATTGGGGTAGGCTTGCGCCTCTGTAACTTCTTCGCAGATAGGATCACGCGCTAGGATTGGATTCCAATCGTAGATCGTGCCGTCTGTCTTGTGTCGTAGATATTTACTCATCGTTGGATTCTTCCTCTGAGCCGTCAAAAGGCTTTGGCTCCCATGCTTGACAGGTGCGCAAGTTGTGGCACACGAAATCAAACTTGTGGCACCAGCCACGGCCACCGCCATCACGGTCCAGTTCGTTAATCGGGATAGACTCCATCTCGGCCAACTTCTCAACGGTATTATCGAAATACTCGCAGTTGGCGCAAAAGCGCCTGCGGGCCTCTTTCTCGGAGATACCCCAAACTTTAGCTATCTTAGACCAGTACGCGCTGTTGGCGTTCTTATCGACGGACGTGCGGGTCGGGCCAAGGCTCCAGTCCTTAACCAATCGCATCACGACAGCCATATTTTGGTCGGCGCTAATCATAAAAGTCCTCGGAGAAAGGTGTGGCTAACGTAGCCACACCTTATTCTACCTCTGTC